TTGTGGGCTACTAAGCATAGTGCCCAAGCCAGTTTTAAAACCAGCAATTGACAAATCATTAAGTTCCGGCATACCGGCCCAATCCGGTAAAGCTTGCGTTGTCGCTGTTTGTCGGTGTTCGCCGGTAAAGCTTTCTTTAATGTTGCCAAGCAAGCCCAAATTTTCCGGCGTTTCTTCCGGCTTTTGCACGGCTAACCATTCGCCAAAACCTTTAGCCAATTCAGGCGCTACAGGTTGCGAATTATCCGGCTTGGCTGTAGGGGCTAATTGATCGGTCAATTGTTGGGTAGAAGGCTTGCCCGCGCCGCCTTCTGGCGTTGCCGGATTTGCCTTCAACCATGCGCCGAAACCGGCTTTCAAAGAATCCAAATTGACACTTTGAACACCGGACAAAACACGATTAACATAACTGTTAGTTCGTGGCCCCCAATTATCCCGATTGGTTCCGCCGTGATATTCTCCAATTGCTGCGCTAACATTTCCGCCGTTTCGCTTCAATGAATCTTTAAGCAACAAACCGGCAACTTCTGCGGCGTTTTCCGGGCTTAAATACGGATCAATGCCGTAGTTTTTAATTGCGGCTTGTCGCGTTTGCGGAATGATTTGAAAAGGGGTGCGCGCGCCAGCTTCCGAAACTTGATCGGCGTTCGAACGTTCGCCTTTAGTTAAGATTGAAACTAGCAATCCATCCGGCAAATTAAGCTTGCTTTCGGTTGCTGCGGCTAAATCAGTCCAAAAAGGATCGTTATATTTAACAGGCGTAGAATCGGCCATTACTTGCCCCCGGATTGCTTCAAATAGTTAATCACTTGTTCGCGCGTTGCGCCGGGAAACTGCGCCAACAGCTTGTTAATTGTTCCGTCATTTACAACACCATAAACCGGATGTTGCATAACGAAAGCACCGCCGCTTTGCGGAAGCTTGCCACTGCCCACAATCTTAGCTTGCGCGCGTTCTAAGGTTGTTCGAATCGTAGTAAGCGCAGTTTTGAAAGCTGCGGGCGATTGATCGCGGTCAAGACTTGCAACAGCCCGTTCAATTCGTGCACCTTCGGCATCGGACAAAGCGCCCATGCCTTTCATTTCTTTAGCTGCGGTTAAAAACTGTTGTGATTTCAACGTGTCTAACATTGCGTTGAAGTCTTTGTTATCAGTGCCCGGAACAGCGCCTAACATTTTGCCAATAGTTGAACCAACGCCGAAACTACTTTGCATAATAGGATGCTTCAAAATCCCATTAACAGTAGCAAGGCTGTTATTTACGGTATCAAGTTGGTTTTGCGTGTCGCTTTGCTGCGCACCTAATTTAACTTGAAGTTCGCCGTTTAATTTGTCGCGTTCAAGCTGCAAGCGCCCTCGTTCGGTTTCGCTATTGGCTTGTTTAATTTGAATGTCTAGCGCGTCAATCTGGCCTTTAAGCTTCGTAGCTTCAATATCCGCAGCCGTCTTAGTGTTTTCAAGTTGCGTTTTAGTCGGTGCGTTCGCAGCTTCAACAGACTTAATAAGCGCGTTCGATTCGGCAACCGAAGCATTTGCGTTACCTTCGGCAACTTTGGCCGGTTGAAGTTCTTGCGCGCGCTGTTGATCGCCCAACGTGCTAAACGTAGTTGCAAACTTATCCGGCCCCATTACGGAAGACAACATTAGCGCCGTTGAAGTCTTCGCCGCGCCGGGGTTGAATTGAATAGTTTGCGCCAATGCGCGAAGCTTTCCGGCTTGTTGCGTGTTGCCGCCGTTTTCATAAGCTGCGGCCTTATCGTTCAACAATTGAACAGCAATATCCGGCTTACCGCTTTGAAGTGCGGCGTAAGCTTGCGTTGCATCCGAAAGCGTTGTTTGTTGTTGATCGGCGTTCAGTACGTCGAAAGAACGTTTGAAATGTTCGCTAAGTTGTGGATACTTGACCATAACGCTAGCGTAATCTTGCGCCGTTGCGTTTTTATTATTCGCCAAGTTAGCTAAATCCGCTTGCATTTGCTGTTGTGCGGCTTGCTGTTGCTTCATTTGCTGAATTTGCAACATGCCTTGTTGCATTTGCAAACCGCTTTGAAGCCCGGAAACGGCGTTTTCAATTGGCGATTTTACGTCAATGTTATAGTTAATCGGTTCCATAATTAAAACCCTTTCCAAGCGCCCATTCCGTACAGCGTAGCCGGTAAGCTTCCGATTGTACTCCACATAGAAGCATCGGCTTTACCGGCTGCAAGTGCGTTGCCAGCTTGCGCCGCGCCAATTTGATTAAGTTGATTCGAAATTGCATTTGCCGATTGCATACCGGCGTTGCCTGTACCGGCTGCGGCATTCTGGCCTAGCGAAGTAATGCCGCCAAGATTCGTAAATTGCTGTTGAATCATGTTGTTTAGCAATTGTGGGCTAAACTGCGCAAGCGCGCCTTGAACATTACCGCCGCGAAGCCCGCCAGTTGCGGAAGCATTTTGAAGAATTGCGTTTTGGCCTTGTGCATTAAGTTCGTTAAATTGCGAACTATTTTTAATGCCGTTAATTGCGGCTTGCTGCGCATCATTGCCGTTCAATCCTAAAATGTTTTGCTGCGCAGTTAAAGACGAATTGCCCGCATTTACATACGGCGCAAGCAATTCTTTAATTGCGTTAAATTGGCGCTGTTGTTCCGCAATAGAAGCTTGCGAAGATTGCGTTTGCGCATTAGAAGCGGTTTCCGCCGCGTCTTTTTGCGCGCTAGAAGTCATGTAACCGCCAATGACGGCACCGCCAACAATTGCAGTAGCTACGGCAGACATAGAATTATTCCTTTCCAATTTGCAACGTTAATTGCAAAGCTTCACGATAATTAATCGTAATTTCTTCGCCATCTTCGCCGCCCTTGCAACCTTGAATATTGCGCGTTGCTACTAACGCAATATCACCTTCATTCATACGAACCATTTTAGCGTTATGGCTTACGGAATGATTCGTAAAACGCCCGGCTATAGTTCGAAAGCCGTTTATTCTAGCAGGGGCGATAAGTTCGCCTTCTGCAATGTCTGCCGTTGCGAACAAGCCGCGCCCTTGAATGCTTGAATCTGCAACTTTAATCTTAAAACCGCCATAAGGCAGTTCGATTAAATCGGTTTCATTGTGCGCTTGTTCTTTTGCTTGTTCTTCTGTAAAACCAAATTCGTTCAACAGTTGCAAATAATCTTGCTTATCAACTTCGCCTTTAAAGTTGGCAATTGCTTTTTTCTGTTTCGCATCTTGCAACCATCCATCGCTTTTAGTAATTAAAGCGGCTTCAAGTTTTTCAACATCCGTTTCATCGGTTTGATAAATATTCAACCAAACCATATCTTCTTTAATATAGCCGATTTTACGCCCCGGCTTACCAACGAAGATTAAAGGCGCTTTAAGTTCGCTTGTGCTACCGTCTTCATTCAAAACAGTAACGCAACCTTTCAACATAACATTTAAATGTTCAAAGTTTTGATAATGTCCAACGGCGAAAGTATCGGCAGGAATGGCAACTTCACGAATATAAATACCGGGGCCGAAACGATGAATAACAGGGCATGAAACTTGCTGCAATTGCAACATTGCCTTTTCAAGTTCATCAACCCTGTTAGAAAAAGTTAAAGCTGAATTTTCGCGTTTGGCCAACATTCGAAGCAAATCCTTTTTGAAGTTGCTAGCCCCGCTGGCCGGGCGATAACTCAGCTTTAAAGCAAATTGCCCACAGTATAACGCACCGGGGCTAATTTTGTTAAGTGATTTCGCGGCCTGTTGCGCTAATCGTTAGCGAAGTTGCGGCACCTGCAATCGTAGAAATAAAACCGCTTGCTTCCAAAGCTTGCCCGATAAGTTCGGGACAATTATAAGTTTCATTTGCCGCAATAGACTTAGAAGACAAAACGCAATTTGAAGCATTCGCCGCACCAGCAGAAGGCACAAGATAAACGCTAATCGTTACAGGTGCGCCAGTAGTATTTGTAACCGTGAATTTGTCAATAACGGTACGGCAATTAACAGCCGTATATTGCGTAGTTTGTACGGCTTCGGCTTGCTTGCGCGGGATGATGTTTCGAACAGTAATTGCCATGATTCAACCTTTCAAGAAATTCTAAGAACCGTAAAAAGAACGTTTTGCGTAACACCCGAAGTTTGATTAACTTGCAAATTCAAACCGCTAATTGTTATAATGGTTCTTACCGCTGTTTGCAAGTCGGTTTGCCGCAAAACGCCAGCATCAACAGTAATCAAAGCAACTGCGCTATATGTCGCAGGCGCACCGGAATTAACATCGCAGCAAATCAAGTAAGCGCCGTTTGAAGAACCGGGCAAAGTTGCAAACGTTGTTAGCGTTCCATTTGGAACGCTAACCGTTCCGGTTGTTGATTGAAGCGTTGATAAGCCTAAGTTGTTTCGCGCCGTTGCCGCATTCGTCAAATCGGAAAGGTTTGAAGCCGCAGTTAATTTAGCGTTTAATGCCGTTTGTTGCGCCGTAGAAACCGGCTTATTAGCATCCGAAGTATTATCGACATTGCCAAGGCCAACAGAATACTTATCCAACGCAATAGGCGGAATATAGACTTCTTCGGCCCGCTGTTGATCGGCAGGCGGCGAATAAACGTCTTGTTGTGTCGCTTCCTGATATGCACCGTAAAGCGCCAAGGAAAGCGCGTTTGCAACTTCGGCCAACTGGCCTAAAGCTTCTGCGGCTTGAAGTTGCGCCGCTTGTGCCGAAGCTTCTACGCTTTCCAAGTCTGTAGGCACGGTATCATAAGCATTTGCAAAAAGCTGTTCAAATGCTTTAATTGCTTCCGCGCTTGGCAAAAACTGCGATAGCTGTTGCCGATTTAAGCGAAGATTGCCAAATGTAGCCATTTCAGTTCCTTAGCTGTTCTAATCTGGCTTCTAACTTGGCAACGGAAATATGCGCTTCCGAAGTTCCCCGGAATTTTTGAATTCGCCAATTCTTCATGTTGCCTTGTTGCAACCAATTTAAACGAACATCGCGCCGCCCTTGACGGCCTGCCGTGCGCGGCCTTTCAACCGACCATGTTTCGCCGTCAGTGCTGTAACTTGTCCAAATTGTAGGATTGCTACCAAGTTCAAAATTTCCGCTTAAAGCAATCAATTCTAATTCGTGAAAAATAACGCCTTCGGCTTCGTTATAAACAATAAGCGTTCCGAATTCCCATCCATTAACAGCGCCGTAATGATGCGAAATGTTATCTACAAAATAACCTAGTTTAGTTGTTGTCGGATCGCCGCTAATCCATTTGTCATAACACCAAACTAAGTTTCTTGCGCGATACTTGCCAGTTCCGACAATTGAAGACGTTAAAACAAACCAAACAGGTTCTTCAAGAATAGTTGTTGCAGCCGAATCATAAACTAAAGTTTGATCGGGCAAATGAACATATAAAAGCGCGTGATTCTTGTCAATGCGCGATTCAAGAATTGCGGAAGAAAGTTCTTCTTCGCTGTAGTTTCTTAAAATTGTTTCAATTTCGCGCGTAGAAATTGGCGTTGAAGAACCGTTAATTCCGAACCAAACCGCAGGCGGTTCATTGCGCCCGCCGCCCAAAAATGCAACGCCATTATATCCGTTCATATAGAAGGAAGCCACGGCATAAGTTCCAATTGCGCCGCGCATGATTTGCGCGCCCGGAACACGTTGAAACGGAAACAGATTGCCACCGATATTATCAAAAACTTCGATAGTAAAACGGCCTACGGCGTAAGCTTCATTTCTAAGCTTGAACAAAGCTTTTACCGGATCGGGGTCAGCTTCCGCACTTCCATATTTCAGCGGATTAACCGAAGTCGGATCGTTCAATTCTGTAACTACTAACGAAGTTCCGTCAGTAGTCATAAAATAACCGTCAATCCAAATAAAATCTATTACGGTTCCTAAATCAGAATCCGTAACTTGGGTTAATGCGCTTCCGTTCCAATAAAAGAAATTTCCATTAGAACAAACCGCCAAACGATCAAATGAATAATCAAAAGTTACAGGCGTATCAACCCCGCCAACATCGCCAAGCGTTGTAACTGTTCCATCGGAAGCAACCGAAACCAGCTTGCTACCCATTACGCGATAACAAACGCCGTTCCAATTTATGCCGCCACGATCAACACCGGGGCCGGTTGCAAATTCCGAAATTCCATCGGCAGGGCGAAGGTATCCCGTAGAAATGCCTTGCTTTTTAGGAACAGGCATTAAATTACGCGGATAAGACGAACGAAAATCCGCCGAACTATCAACGTAAATACCGTTTAGAATTGGAATTTGCATAGCCGTTTAGCCCACAATATTACATGCCGGTTGCGCCATCGCAGCCGATAACGTGAAGTTGGCCCGCGCCGCCCGGCGACACAACAGACATGCGGGTAAGTTCGCCCTTGGAAATAAGCCGAAAGTTCGTTGTATTAACTAGAAAATCCGCAACCGTTGCATTAGACGTATCCGCAGCATCGGTAACGCGAACGTAGCAGTTTTGACCAATTGCCGTAAGCATCAATTGCTTAGAATCCTTCGGAAGATTCGTAACAGCAACAGCAGCAACGCCAGTAGCAATAAGCTGGCCGGTTCCGTAAGCGGGAAAAACAGGTTGTTCAACAGACACGATAAGCCCCTTTCAATTCAAGAATTAACCAACACGATACCAAACGTCTAAGACGGCATCGAAGCGAAGACGGAAAAAACCGTTTGCAGCAAGCGTAGTAGGCGCACCATTGACAGTAGCGCCATTGCCAGCAACCGTAAGCGCCGTAATTGCTTGCGTAGTATTTACAAGAATTTCTTGCTTATCAACGCAATTTGCAACAGCAGGAAGCGTAAGCGTGCCGGCTGCATAGCCAGCAAGCGGCGTAAGAATTAGCCAAGTGCTAACCCCGGAATTGTTCAATTGAACATTGAAGCCGGTTGCATTTGGCGAAGAATATTGCGTAACTTTGTTATCGCTTGCGGCAATTTTACCGGCAAGATATGAAACAAGAACACTTAGCGCAGCTTTGCGCGCATCGCCGTTTGAAGTAGAAAATACGGCCAATAAATCGCTATCAGATAGCGAATCTACCGCCGAAAGTTGGTTGATTGTGGGCATATTCGTTCCTTATTCAAACGTTAAATCGTCGTCTTCGCCAGCTAACAGCGGATCAACAGGCGTATTAAGGAACGGCCTGTAATTCGTTCGCCAAGGCTTGTTTCCAGCGCCAGCCGGAACAGTATTCGGAAATTGCATTTCGATAGGTTGCGAAATTTTAATTAGCAACGCATCGTAAGCTTCTTTTGCGGCTTGCTTTGTTTCTTGTTGAACCGTCTTACCAAAACGCGGGGCGATGCGGCAAGCCAAGTTCAAATAAACAGCTTCGTTAGCAGCGTCAGGAACGGCGGTTTGTTCGTCCAAATCACTAGCAGACGGCGAAGAAGGAAGCGGATAGCCAATCCGAACCCCCTTCGCGTTCCAAGTTGCCATCATGGCATCTAAAGCGCGAAGCACGGATTCTAATTGTTCCGGCATTGCGTCATAAATATACGATGCGTAGCCGATTTCTTCAAACGCTTGAACAACGAATTCGCGCTTCGTCCATGCCATGATTTAACCCCTTATTGCTTGCCGCCAGAAGCGGGCGCAGCGCCGCCCCAAGCCGCAGCCGGGGCCGAACCTTCACCAGTGCCAGAAGCGGGCGCAGCGCCCTTCTTGCCGGTTGCTGCGGGCTTGGCGGCTTGGCCTTCCAGTTGCGCAGCGTGAATGGCGTTCGCGGCCTGTTCGGCATCGTAGGCTTCGCGGGCTTCGGTAGTAGTCAAATGCCAGCCTTCGGCAAGCGCAGCTTCTACCGCGTCTTCATCGTTGGCATCAATAATGCAAAAATCGAATTTGCCGCCGTGCATTTCGTGTTCGCCGGGGCACTTATAAAACATAGTGTCATTCGGCAAAACTTTTTCTTCGGGCTTTTCATTGCGGGCCATTTTTCAAACCTTTCTTCAAGATCAAAGGAAGAAGGGGCGACCGAAGCCGCCCCTAACTTATTACGGCTGGCTAAACAGGATAACCCCGGACATTTCCGGCTGTTTATTCACGACACCGAACAGCGTATCAAGACGATATTTCGTCTTCATCGTATTAATGTCGTAGAACTTCTGCATAACCAGTTCAATACCTTGATCGGTACTGGCGCGCATAACGGCGGTTCCAGCATCGGTAGGCACGGCGTAGCGGCCCGGCAGAAGTTCGATAGCGTCTTTTTGCCAGAAGGGGTTAAAGTAACCCGCCGCAGTGTTCAGCCAAGTAATAGCCGCACCGTTGGCCGGGGCTGCGGTAACGTTTTGATATTCAAGTTCCGCATCGGTTGCACCAGTGCCCGAAATGATCGGGGGCGAAATTTGAACAACACCCGAACCGCCGCCGCCCGAAACAATCGCCGTAACGCGGAAGGTTTTAAGCTGGCCGGTATCTTGCTTCGTAATATGATGAACAGCATTAACGCCAGCAATCGTAAAGGCATCGCCAACTTTAACCGTACCGGAAGTAACGGCAATGGTCAAGTTTTGATAGCGGTTATCAACGTTGCTAACTTCGCCAGTGCCAGCCGTAGAAGTTGCCTTAGGGGTGTAATACTGGTTTGCGCCGTTTACAGTGACGGTAACGCCGCCCGCAGCCGCAAGGCGGGGCGTGTAATCCATCTTGAACGTATCAAAGCTGGCGATAGTGCCCACAAAAGCCTTTTCGTAGGCCGTAACCGGCTTGCCTTGCATCGTACCGCGCCCGGCAAGGTTAGAAGCCATGCCGTTATAATCGCGGGTAGAAAGCGCCATGTAACGATCAAAGGCTTGAACACCCTGTTCGTTAAAGATCGCTTCGGCCAATGCAACATCATCGAAGCCAGTTGCCGCAGTAGTGCGCTTAACAACAAGCGTACCTTGCATAGAAGCAACGGTATTAACGGCAACGTTAATATCCGAAGCAAGCTTTTGCTTTGCAGCTTCGCCAAGGCGCTGTTCTTGCAGCGCATCGCGCAGTTCCTTCGAGGTCAAAGTCCAAGGAACAGACTTCGAATAACCCAACGAAGCGGGAACGCTAAGTTGAATGTAATCCTTAAAGTTCGAAGTCATATCCGTACCGTTGAACGATTGCGCAACGTAGGGTTGCGGGCGCCAAATCGTATCGGCGCTACGTTCCATTTCGGTAGCATTGGTGTTATACACCGAAACATTGCGCGACAACACTAAGGCATCTTGGAAGCCTTCAAGGATGTTTTCGAACGCAACCCGTTCTTCTTTGCTAAATGCGTTAGCCATGATGTTTCCTTAAATTAGGTTCGTTTCACTTGCCTTTGTTCCGTTGCTGTTGCTTATACGCATGAACCTTCGAATAATCGCCGGTTTTGTCAGCTTCGGCCCGCAGGCGTTCAAGGGTAGAATCCACCGTTCCAGATACTGCCGCGCCGCCAGTGCTACGAACAGTTTTTTCCGGGGGCGGTGCCGCTTTACGATTGGTAACTTTCAATTGATTCTCCAAATTAGCAACCGCGAAAGCGTATTTAACGGGGTCAGTAATCGAAGCAAGTTCCTTCGCCTTCTTCGGGTTCTTGCCCAACGCATAAACTACTAACGCGGGATTCTTACAACCTTGAAGAATAATGCCTTGTTGCGTAACTGAAAGCGTGTCTTTAACAATGTCTTCGGCATCGTCAAAATCTTTAACTTTCAATTCGCCTTTAGCTTTGCCGTACCCTTCAAGCGTTGCTTGCCAAGCACGGTTAGCCGCTTCGGCTTCATCCTTCTTTTTGCGTTCTTGTTGTTCGGCTTCAAGCTTTCGATTGTGCCAAGCTTCAAGTTCGCGTTCGAACCGTTCCGCGTCATAATCGCAATCTTCAAGTGTGGGCTTTTTGCCAAGTTCAACCGGCTTTTGTGTTGCGCCGGTTACGGCTTCAAGCTTCTTTCGAAGTTCGTTGTTTTCTTTTTCAACGTTGCGATAGTTCTTGCGAAGTTCGCGCACCCATTCCGGCGCTTTCGTTTCTTCTTCGTTCGAAGCTGGCGAAGCTTCGTCGCCGATAGAAACAACTACTTCCGAACCTTCATCTTCGCCGCCGTTTTCTTCGCCGGTTTGTTCGCCTTCATTTTCGGTAGCTTCGCCGCCGTTATTTTCAGGCAAACCGCCGTTTTCTTCGCCGGTTTCAATTTCAAATTCGTTATTCGTAGTTTCTTCGTTTTCTGCCGTTTTCACATTCAACCCCTTCAATAACTCACCTAATTACATGGCTAGGCGGAAACCATGCCCGAAGTATATCCTACTTCGGGCAAACGCAACAAGCCTTATTGCGGAATTTCAGGCGCAGCAAGCGGGGCCGAAATAGCCTGTACCGTTTTAACGATATGTTCCCGGTTGTCGCGGTCAATTCCCGCTAAGGTTTCCGCAGTTTTAGCGCGGGTTTCTTCGGATTTGGCGATGGTTAAAACCGTATCGGCGCGGGCTTTAGCCGCTTGGGCTTGTGCCTGTTCCGCCGAAGCTTGCAAGAACGTTGCGTTCGGATCGGGCGGCGTATTGGCTGCGGCTTGCGCCAGTTCTTGCGCTTCTTCCGGCGTAGGTTGAACAACACCCATTTTAAGAAGCTTTTTGCGGAAGTAATCATGCACTTCCGACAAACCTTCACCTTCTAAGTTTTCCATAATCAACGCAATTAGAACTTGCATCGTTTCAGGATCATTAGCAACCATCGGCAGAATTTCAATTAAACGCCGAACGATTGCGCTACGCTTGCTAGAAGAAGTCGGGCCAACATCAACAGCAACATCAAAATCAGCTTCGCTTAAATCGTTTTCAAAATGCTGTTCGCCGGTTTCTTCATTGACAACAGCGCGCATAAGTTCAACGCTAGAAGGTTCGCCGCTTTCGCTAATCGTCTTCATGCTGCGGCCTTCTTCAACCAAAATATCTTTAGCCATAGAAAGCCAAATTTCGCCGCTACGTTTAACCGCCTTAGCCATATTGCTAATATAAATAAACGTTTGCATATCCAACTTATTTTGAATAAGTTCAACAGCAATGCCGCTAATATTCGATTGGATTTGTTCGCCCGCTTGCTGATTGCCTAAAACGTCTTGAATATCCTGTTCGGTAATCTGCAAAAGCGCAGCCATTGCGGGCGGAATATTCGGCGCTTTTGTGTAGCCAATTGGGCCATTTGCTACCGGCTGGCCGTTTTGATCCATCATTGCATTTAGCAGCAAATACGGATAATTTTTAATGTTGTCTTCTGCCCACATTACAGCATGCCCCGCCATTTGTTCAGGCGTAAAAATGGGCTTTTCAACAGTAGAAAGCGCGCTGATTTCGCCAAGCTTAGAAAGCTGCATGTTCTTTAAACGCTGCGCATCCTTTGCTAAACGAACGTGCCCCATGCAACGTTCTACGTTGTCGATAAACCAACGCTTGCCATATACGGGCACAATTGGAATATAGCGGCCTGCAATGTATCCGCAATCTTCCAACACCTTACCGCCGCTAAGAATGTATTTATGAACGCGATTGCGCTTAACGCGCTTTTGGCGAACTTCGCGGAAGCCGGTTGCTTCCAACGTTTCAAGCTTGTCTTCTTCGTTTAGTTCTTCGTCAGAAACTTTAATTTCTTGACCGTCCAAACCCCGGAAGAAATGGAACAATTCGCTAGTTTGTTCAATCTTGTAATATTCTGCGATATAAACAACGTCAGGCGTAAGCCAATCGAATTCGAATTGATGAACGACCTTCGGCCAGCTTGCCGGATCATCGTTGTATTCTTCTTCGTATTCGCCGCGCGGCATTGACGTTAAAACGAAGCAATACTTCGCATCGGCCTTATCTTGCCGCTTTGCGTTTAAGTCAAAGAAAACGGAAGAATCGGCATCAAAAATAGGTTCGATGCGGATTCGCTGGCGTTCGTCTTCTTCGTCTTCTTCGTCTTCGTAATCTGCGCGCAAACGCCATGCACCAAAGCCGCCGCCTACGGCTTCTTCAAATGCGTTATCATAAGCTTCTTCGGCGCAAGAATCTTGTTCATCGGCACGATAAAGCCCTTGGCAAGTATCCGAAAGCTTATCCGATTTACTACCATCTTTAGGAACAAACGAAACTGAAATTCGATTGTTCCGATATTCATTAATAATTCGAATAACTGCAAGGTGAATCTTATTAACTTCAAATTTCGGTTTGTTTTCAAACTGCAAGCCTAACGGCCCTTCCCATTGCGCCCCGGCTAGCGAATAAAAGCGCCTATCCTGTAGGCATTGCAACCGTTCGTTGCGCATTGCGCTTTGAATTTTATCAAACTTGCCTTTTGCATCTTGCAAAACATCGGCTAAAACTTCGTCTTTAGATTTGCGCGCCATGATTTATCGCCTTCCAAAATGGTTAATTGTCGGAACCGCTACGTTAGTAACGGGCTTTTGCTGTTTTTGAGTTGCACCGGGGAACAACGCCGTAAGCCCCCATATTAACGCATCGGCGCGGTTCGGGCTTTTATCGCCAAGGTAGCCCACAGTAGAAAAGCCCGAAAGTTCTTCTTCCATTTCGCGGAAGTACCCGACATGGCGAACTTTGCCTTCTTCGTACAGTGCGGAAATAGGTTCGGCCCGAACAGTCTTGCCACGGCTGGCCGTAACGGCAGTGAAAGGCGTTCGCGGGCGCGAAGTTTGGATAACGTGTTTAACCATCGCGCCGCCGTAGTTGGTTTCACCAACTACAATATCCGCTTCGTGTCGGTCAAACGCCGTAGTTACAACGCGGCCCCAAACAGCCGGGCCAGCCTTAACCGTGCAATCTTCCAAAACGTAACAATTGCCATCAACGCCAAGGCCAACAACAACAATACCGATTGCATCGTTTTCAGCGTTGTCTGTATCGTCACTGCCGGAAGGATCAACGGCAACAACAACGCGCACAAATTCAGGAACAACCGAATCAATAACGCGCCATTTATCAATAGTTTCATCGCTAAACAAGCCGTTCGGGTTAGCGTCTGCAAAGTCGCCTTCTAAGAAGCGTTTGCGAAGACGCGCCGAAAGCCCTTCCAGCGTTTCAAGATAACCGGCGCTAAGATTTTCGGCATTGTCCTTCGGATTCATCTTGAAGGCAACGTAGTTTTCAGGATCGCGCAAAGGTTGCTTAGTGTCTGGATCAACCTTTTTAACGAATAGAAGATAAGTCCAATGCAACTTATTGGGCGGGTTGCAATCGAAATAAATTCGCGGCTTCAATTGCGAAATTTCACGGCCTAGAATATTTTGCGTAGCCAGTTGGGCAAGCCGGGTAATAACCATACCAACAGCAAGCCAACTAATTTGCGAACATTCGTTTAGGTAAATCGTAGCATATTCGTTACCTAAGATTTTTTCGGTTCGTTCTTTATCATCCAAACCGCCAAACCAAATTTCCGAACCATTCGGAAGGGTAACGAACCAATCGGATTTATTTAGCTTCCATTCAACATCAGGAAACGCCGTCTTCATAACCTTTGGAAAGGTATCGAAGATAATAGACGATTTAATATGGTTAAACCGAAAGCGCAAAATGCAATGACGCGAACCCGGCGCTTTCAGGGCGCGCATAACAACGTTGCGAACGTGCAAAAACGTTTTGCCGCTACGGCTACCGCCGAACAGCATAATATAAGTTGCAAGCCCCGCAATTACGGCTTGTGCTTCAAGTTGTTTTGCCGTAAGTTTCACGGTTATAAAATCCTATCAATGCGCAGAATCTTAGCGCCGAACCATCCTAAAAACTGTTCTTTCCAAGATTGCAAAGCGCGTTCGAATTCGTTATGAATATATCTTTGATCTTCTTTATGAATTTTGCGAATCAAATAATATTCCAAATAATCCGCGCGCCATCCTAAAGTAGTTTCAAGATATTTGCCGTTTGCTGGATCGTAGTTTAAATAATGAAGTATCGGTTCCCCATTATCGACAAGGATAACTTCGCAAACTTCCAATTCTGGATAACGTCTGACGTATTCAACAGAATTTTCAAAGCAACGAAAATTGAATAAGCCAAGCGTAGGTTCAGGCTTAATTAATTCATATCTTGTACGAACGTAACGAAGCAACTTTTCTTGCGCTTTAAGCTTTATTCTATTTTTCATTTAAAATATCCAAAGACAAACGCCGCCAACTAAAAGGGCGGCGTAACAAAGCCAGAATTTGCCAGCGATAGTTAATTTCATAACTGTTCATCCATTGGCGTAGCTACAACTTGAACAACTGACGAATTTTTAACGTTGGCATCAATCTTCGAAACCTTCGGCACGAAGTCCATTATTTCGGCATATAGTCGCGCCATCTTCGTAAAATCATCGTTGGAAGTGCGTTCGGAATGCGCCCGTTCCCAAAGGCTGCGCGCTAAATCCGCTTTCGAAGGTAGAAACGACAATTCGCCGCTTTCTTCCTTCAATCGTTGCATTTCTTCTTTTACGAAGCTATCATTCGGCCAATGGTTCGCAACCCATAGCGCACGGTTTGTATTAGACGCGAAAACAGCCAACGCCGCGCGGAAAGGATCGGCGGGCGATTTTAGCAGTTCAACGGCAAACGCGGTTTTGTGTTCGGCTTCGTCTGCCGGTTGCGTTTGCTGTTGCTGCGGTAGCGTTGTTGTCCATTGGCTAGCGTTCATATCGCAATGATAAACCGTCTAAGCGGCTGTTATCAAGGTAAATCTACCTTGCAAGCTTTTTCGTATTTAGAAACCAAATCTTGAAGGCCAGTAATTCGAATATTAGCCGCGTCTAAATCGCCGCCTAATTCGATAATTTTTCCTGCAATTCCATCAAGATTGATTTCGCCCGTTCGATCCCCGCTGCTTTGTCCTTCGGCGGCTGCATTAGATTCGCCGGGGCTGGCGGCACTTGTGGGCATACTGCAACGGGGTTTGACGCGCAACCGGCCAAGTTCAGCATTAGCAGCGGCAACAGTGCGATTAAGATTCGAAATTTTAACTTCGTAGTCATTTGATACCCCTTGAACTTCGGTTGCAATCTTGGCTTCTGCGATTCTAGCGCGTTGTAAAGCTTCGGCAAGCGCCTTGCTTTGCTTTGCTTCGTTAGCGGTAGCTTCGGTATGCTGGCCGTAAAAATAACCGCCTGTAGCCCCGGCAATGCCCACAATAGCCGCGAACAGCCATGCTAGGGGATCGGCCAGCAGTTGCCGCAGGATTGCGCCCCAAGTCATGCCAACACCTTACCGGCTTGGAAGTCTGCCAGCGTCAAACCCCCGGTAAATTGGAAATGCGGGAATTCTTTAAAGGTTCGCCAATTGCCCGCCCATTCAAGCCCGCATTCAACGCCAATTGCCCCGATGCGCTTCCACAAAACAGCATCTTCGTTCGCAGTTCCCCAAACAGGTTTTCCATTGCGCAGCGGCACTACGTCAAATGCTACGCGCCAATTATGGAACGATTGACCGGGGCGCGCATTGGTAACAATCTTGCCGGGTGCGGTGCGACCTTGGGCGAATAATGCGGCTTGGCTTTCTTTATCGCGGTACGTTGAAGTAATAAGAAGTTCAATACCTTCTTCTTTGCAACGCGCAATAAATTTTTCTGCAAGCGGCTTAACTTGCGGCAAAAGATCATCAAGGCTTCGGCTGTTTATCATCTTCAACCCCTTCTTCTTTACCTTGCTTAATCAGGCGACCAACTACGCCAAAAACCAAAAGCGCAATAGTTGCATACTGCACAAGCGGCGGCGGAATTTGCGCTTTCATATCTTCGGGAATTTGCAGCCAAGCGCCTTGAATAGCTGCGGCTAGAATCATGGCATTAACGCTAAACCATTTCCAAGCCTTGCGCCAGTCTTCAACAAGTTGAAGTTTCATAATTAATCCTTTTTAGTAAGCGTAGTTAAAAGGGCATCAATTCGGCGGTTTGTTTCGCGCTGTTCTTCGCGCATTTGATTAACGCTATTTTCAATACTTTGAATATGGCCGTTTAAATCATCGCGCCTAACATATTCCGATTGAACCTTTGTAATACGATCATGCAACTTTTCATCGCCGCTATTAATTGTATTCATTAACTGACGATCCCGCGCAATTATTCCGCCTATTAAACCAATTAATGCAATTGCTTCGGCAATTAACCATTGAAGTTCGTTAGACATTTTTATTTAGCCCCGCAAAGAAAGAAAACAGCAATGGGGCGAAGTATAACCGAACTTATAGGCAAAAGAAAAGCCCGCACAAGGCGGGCTTCCCGAATGTTGCAGTTTTACCGCTTAGGCAGTGCGCCAAACGCGGGCACCCTTCACGCCGTTTTCTTCAACGCTGCGAACAATGAACTTGCGAGTTTCGCGCGTAACCGGCACTTGTTCGCCCTTCTTGTTTGTCTTGAATTCGCCGGGCACAACTTCCGCATAACGGGCGGTAGCCGAAGACACGGTAGAAGCCAGCGACTTAGCGGCATTCGGCTTGCTTTCGTCATTGGCAACGAAGAAGGATTGACCAACATCCATCTTATCGAAAGGATAAGTAGTGCCAGTGCGACCACGGCCAGAAATGGAAGGAACAGGAATGTTCGCTTCGATTACGAAACCCGACTTTGCAGCGGGGGCGGTTTCAACAGCGGCAACGGCTGCGATTTCTTGGGTATCGTTCTTGGACACGGTAGCAATTCCTTTTTCAGTTGCGCGGGTAGCAAGTTCGCCCGCTTCGTTGGACATGGTAGGATTAACTTCGACCAAACCCGCTTCAATCAACGGGGTATGAATCGCGGGGCTAGTATAAACAAAGCCCTTCGATTGGTAAAGGGTGGCTTCAACAATTTGTTCCATCGTCACATTGCCGACTTCGGCAACAGCAACGGCGGCGGCAGTCTTGCGGGAAGCCTTCTTAGACGCGGTAGCCATTTTGCGATTTCCTTTCAGTTGGTTGATTGCACCGACTTGGTACGCTTTGAATTCTACGCCTTATTTCGAACTTGTCAAGCGTTGCGCCGAAGATTTTTTGCAAAATTTTTTGTAAGTGCCTTCGTAGTCCGGCCAAATTCCAGCCTTCACGTTTTCACAATACAAAATGCCTTGCGCTTCTTCGTCTTCCGCGTCAAAGTGCCCGACAATGCCAAACGCCAGAAGTAGAACGGCGATGATAGCAGCGATTTTAAAGTTTGCAAGCTTCACGATAACCCCTTTCAATCTGTAAGAAAAACACAACTTACGCCAGCTTCTACAAACAGCTTTTCAGCTTCGGCAGAAGACGCGCGCCAATCTGGCGATATGTGCCCACAGTAGGCAACAACGCGCGTTATCCCGGCTTCAATGATGCGGGCCGCGCATCGGTGGCAAGGGAACAGCGGCGAAACGAAAAGCGCATAGCCTGCCAAATCTTCGGCTTCGTGCCGTTGTTCAATGGCGTTTATTTCAGCGTGAATAACTACGGCGTGTTGTTCATCGCGCGACATGCGTAAAAACGCGGCATCGTCATAGCCGCGCGGCGGGCCATTGTAGCCAAGCGAAGCAATCGAACGATCCGGGCGCACGATAACAGCGCCGATACGCTTACGCGGCCCCTTTGACCATGTAGCAATATGTTCGGCCATTTCGATAAAGCGCCTATCCCATTTCATTAGCTGGCTGCGCTGCATGTAGGCAACATGCCCTTTAGCTACTTCGCCGGTTGCGTTGCAAAAGTCGCAATCGAACCAATCGCCGGGCGCTACTTCAACCCCGCAAACACCACGGCAAACCGGGCATTCAATCTTCGTAGTAATCATGTCTTGCATCTTCCATTGCAGAATAACAAGCTTCGTTTATAGTTTCTTCATCGCGTTTCGTCAAGCGTTTGTAAAGCCAATCCGCCGATTCTTTCTTGCGCAATGGACGGCCCGCAATTTCGACAATTGACCAATCTTCGAAGTAATCCGACATAATGCCAACGTCAGGTTCCGCAGCGCAAGCGGTAAATTTAACCGTTATCGACAACCCGCCAAGAACTTTAACTTCGGCTTGCATGTTCGTTACTCCAATTCGTTAGGCATGTACGAACTATACGATAAAACTTCGAACGTGTCAAGCTTTTTCGGTTGCTGTTGCTTTCTTCACTAACGATAAAATGCCGTCAATGGTTGAACGCTTGCCTATGCGAATGTTCGGCCCGTATTTGTTTTCGCGGTACAAAATGAATTCTTTGTTATCGTAGTTGCCACGTTCTACGATAAAGCAACCGCCTTCTTTTGCGATAGCTTTTGCATGTTTAAGCTTTGTAAGTTCGCTGTAAGTTGCTACCATGTTGCACCGCCTTTCGTTTTATTGATGCGTCAAATATTGTTCTAAAACCTTTGCCGCTTCTTCCCAACTATAACAGACAATCCAGCCGAAGCCCTGCGACTTGACAAACGCCCCGAATTCGGCTTGTTCATCCGATACGCCGCCTTTAGAACCTTCGCGCTTTGGCTTTTCCGCTGGTTTCTTCATTTCAATATAAAGCCCGCTGTATGCGCCGCGCTTAACTGGCAAACACAAATCAGCTACGCCAGTTCTAACGCCTTGCGCCTTTAGCTGCGCCCCTCGAATCTGCCGACCTTGCGCCGTATCGCCACGGCTACCGCCGTTCGGTATATGGTGCAACCAACGAAGTTCGGGCCATCGTTGCAACTGCAACGCGGCCCATGCGAATAACGCCGTTTGGTGCGCGGCTTCGCTTCCTGATTTCGCTAAGTCTTCCGGCTTCATTTGAAAATGCCGTTTGTAATTCCAAACCAAATCGCGGCCAAAAATGCAGCCTTAACAATAGTTGGAATGCGCGACAAAAACGAACGCTTGACTCCCTTAAATGGAACGTCAATAACTGCGGGTTTTCGGTTCGGACAGTTCCGGCCTTGATTGCAGTTGCCATTACAGCAATTCATTTTGAACCCCTTTCGATTGTTCGTTGCGATAAGCAATTATAGCTTTGTCCATAGCTTCGCGCAAGCTTTCTCCGCTAAACTTTTCTTCAAGTTTGTATGAACAATGCCACGTTTCGCGCCAGCCTTCGGCGGTTCGTTCGGCTTCGCAAGCAACGCTAAAGCCTTCATCGGCAATAGCGTTAATGCGGTCAGTGTCGGTAAGTTCGATCATTGCAACCCCTTACGGCAATTTGTACTTATCGCGGCATGGCGCGCAAGCTTTGCCAACTAAACGCCAAGAAAATTCGCCGCACAAGTCGCAATAACCCGCTTCACCTTTCGGCATTTCTGCGGCCTTGCGTCTTATTTCTGCCAAGTCTGCGGCTTCCTGTACTTCCATACGTTCGCCGGTTACGTCTGCTATGTCTGCCATGCGCGTTCCTTTCAATGTTTGGTTGCGTTGTTAAGTTCGTTCATCATATCCGAAGCCGATACGATTTCAACCTTTGCGCCAAGTGCTACAGCTTCCGCAAGCTGCGCTTGAACGTCAGGCGGCAGGCTGGCCCATAGCGCGGGCGGTACGCCTTCCGGTGCGTTTGCCGGGCCGCTGGCGGGGCTATCGGCTTGCGGGGCATCATCGGCCCGCAGCAAGGCCACGGCGCGCGCCATAGCCGCCGCTTCCTTGTCGCCAAGGGCAAAGCCGGTTGCCTTCAGCCGGTCAAGCACGGCCAACAGTTCGCCTACCGTTTCGGCCAAAGCTTCAACGATTTCAACCTGCAAAACTGCAAGTTCTTTTGTTTTACATACGATGCACATTGTTTAACCCCTTTCGTTGTTGATGTTTCGTATTCTATACGATCAAGCTACGTTGTCAAGCGTTATTTGTCTTCTTCAAGAAAAATTTTGTGCTGTTGCAACTTCGCTACTTCTTCGGCTGTAAGTTCGAACGTTGCCCACAATGAACCGGCTGCAACGCAACGAAGCGCAAAGCCTTCAATTGCCGCCGCTTGGATTGCTGGAACAAGGTTGCCGATTTGTGTTCGATAGAACTTCATAGCACACCCCGATTCACGCGATAGAACACGGCGCTAGAACCAAACAGTTCTTTACTTTCGTCTTCTGAAAGCTTACGAACAAAACCTTCGTTTTCCATTTCATCAAGCGTTGCTTTAATTGCATCTGTTGAACCTTGAGCATCGTTCTTAAATGCAGCAAGCGCAGCGGTTCGCCTGTTGATATAAGTATAGGAAATGCAACCGGCGTTTCTTGCTGGCAACGCTTGTTGATCGTACTTCAAAAGCTGTTCGTCTGTTGCTTCAAACATTGAACGAAGAATGCGGCAAATTTCTTCTTTTTTATTCTTAGATTGTTTACCTTCTATAACACTTGCTGGAACAATGCTTTCATAAAAAAGTTTTGTGTCTGCATTGTCGCCAAGGCGGCGAACTTCAAACCCAATTTCGCCATGTTCAATAACAACAATCTTCTTAGGCTTGTAGCCTTCGGCAATCCTGCGCAGCATTCCCACGTTGAAGCCGGGCGCAAGCGCAAACGCCTTATCAACAGGAACGCTACGGCAAAGGCGCATTGCTTGTTCATGCTTCGTATATTCGCTACCAACTGGCGAAGGATCAAGCCATTGCGGTTCATTGTTGGTTTCGTCTTCCATTGCATTTCCTTTCAAAATTCGTTTAGGTTCGTCAATAGTAGCGCAAGTGCGCGCACTTGTCAAGCGTTAGAAGCTTAAAAATTATACATTATCCCGGTTTGATGGTTCCAAAGTGCTGTAAGTCTATGATTCATATAGATTAATAATAATATAATATAATATAATAGTTAATTTCATATTTCTAATATAAGGGTGTTTGGACACGCTGAACGCCTTTCCACCCTACTACAAACAGCCTTAGATTAGAGAACACTACCAAGCCTATTATATTTTGCTAAATTGCTATATCGCCTTACGAATCAACAACTTGGCTATTATTCGCCCGTTATGCGCTGTTATATCTAACGTCTAACACTCTAAAGCAACAGGCAACAAAAAGCCCGGCGAACCGGGCGAAGTTTAAAGTTCCAAGTTGCGCAAGAACTGCCGCACATATTCGCGCCTATCTTTCGAATTTATGACGCAATCACAAAGCGGCCTGTACTGCAATTCAACCTTGCTTCGAACGCGCTTGGCAAAGTTCCGAAGTTCCTTGCCGTCTGCGCCAAAGTGATACAGCAACGCCAAACCTAAAGCGAAGTCAAGAATGCTAAGTTCTTTCACAGTCCAAACGCTTTCATATTGCTAATCATGTAGCAAACTGCCGAAGTGCCGTAATCTTTTGACATAGTAGCCCGGCTAACTTCCTGCAAATCGCCGCGTTCGCAAAGCGTCTTCAATGCCCGTTTGATTGCGCCGGTTGAACCGATACGATCCTTGCGGAAGACTGCAACCGAAGCATTCTTTCGTTGAACGAAGCTATAAGGCACAATGCGCGCGCTATGCAAGTTGCTGTTGCCTTCGCCTGCATACTTTGAAACTTCGTGCCAAGTTCCGGTAACGTATTGTTTAACAGTCTTGATAATTTCAACAAGTTGTTTATTTTCATCGTTATCAACGCCAATTTCCCCATTGTCAAAACGCTTCAACAAGTTCTTAACGTCTGCCGTAATGATGTTCATAGCCCATTGCGCTATTTCCGTTGTAATGGCCGGATCGTAAGGGTTGCAACCAACAGCAACCAAAGCCGCAAGCTTTAGCGCCTTAATGTGGGCACGGTTCCAAAGGTGGCGGCGTACTTCATTCGGGCTGCTATTAATTTGCATATCGCAATGAACGTCGAATTGATCGAACATATCTTTAGCGCCTGCCGCATATTGAACGTGAATCGCTTTATGCTGGCTGTTCAACATCAACGAATGCGCCGCAAGCGTTGCAAGCTGTTCGATAACATCGAAAGACGGTTGCGCGTGAATGTGGTTCGTATTCAGCGGGGGCCGTTCGCCGCGATATTCAATCGTAGTGAAGCGCGGCAACAAACCTTCGTAAATCATGCCTTCATGCAAGGCTTCGTAGAACTTTTCCGGCGTTGATTCGCCAAGCAACGTAAAGGCCGGGGCCGTAACTGCCGCCGTGTTCTTTTCCCTGTCGGAATAGATAGAAGGCCGAAGAACTTTACCTTCGCCGCTTTTGTTGTATAAGTCCAACAACATACGGCGCAAGCCTAGCAAATGCGAAGGGGCATTTACCGCGCCCATTTGTTGTAGGGCTAGGCCGAATTCACCGGCAAGACTGACGAAACTAACCGCTTGCTTTGACATATATTTAATCAAAGCTTGGCTAGAAGCGATTTCACCGGGGCCGATAAAATCAACAGCGGCGGGAACGGTTTTAATTACCGCAGCCATTAGCTTATCAATGCCGGATGCAATCGCTTCTTTGCCGGTTCCCGTAGGGGCCAGAAGAAGAACGTATTGATTAAGGCCGGTGCCCGAAATGTTGTAACTTCTGCCCACAATACCCGCTACAAGGCCGAGCGCACCGGCAAGCGCGATTTCTGGCACCGGGCGCGGGGCTTGGGCGTAGATGAACTGCGCAATGCGCCCAACAAGGCCGGGCGGCACCGAATAAACATCGTTCGAAGCCTTTGGAACTTCTACTTCAAGTTGCGGGCGAATTGGAACAACGTTTGTTTGACTTTGGGGAACTTTTGCGGCGGCTTCTTCGCGGGCGCGCTTTGCTAATGCTTCGTTAAGTTGGTTTTGCAATCCGTCAATATCAACGGGCGGCAACATCCTATCGAAACACTTATTCAGCATGTAATTAACGTAATCGGAACGCTTCGCTTTATCGCGTTGGCCTAATCCGCTATTTCGAAAAATTCGGGCAATCTGCGCCCGGTTTTGCGTGTAGAACGCGACAATATCAACTAAGGCAAAATCGGCTTCGGATTGGCTAGGGTAGTAATCCTGCCAATTGCCGCGCAGCAAAGCTACGAACTTTTCACCGTTAGCCGCGTTGCTGGCCTTTTCGATAATTTGCGCGTCTGTTTCCTTTTCTTCGGCAACGCCTGCATACACTGCGGCGGCAACCGAACCGGAACCCATTTGCGCCCAAAGCACGTTTAAAAGTTCGTTGCAATCGTTTATAGGCGAAGGGCGGAAAACATCGCCCGTCATAGTCATATAACGTTGCGATGAATAAACTTCAATGAAGCTTCTGCGCCGCCCGCTTTCCAACTTGCCTTTAACGATGATATGAAGGCCGTTGCCAGAAGGCGAACGTTCCGCATACGAATTAAATTCGTTGTAAATTTGCAACTGCCTATCAAATGCCTGTTGATCGCCTTTCGTATCGTCCAAATCAATAAACGCGAAAGGGTCAGCATCGGTAAGCACGAAGCCTATTCCGCTATACCAATTTGTTTCGGTAGCAATCTTGCAAGCGTCTTCGAAAGTCGCCCATGTATTCGGATCGGTTACGCTGGCAAGCGTTCCGGTACGCGGGTTGTAAGGTACTTTCGTTGGCTTCTTCGAATCTGTATCTTCGTAGCGCCAGCATACCCAATGTGGGTAGCCGCGCATTTCATGCGGAATATTCTGAAACACTACGCTTACCCCTTCTTATTGTAATTGGTTAGATATTTCGATAGTGCTTCTACCGTCATAACGCCGGGATTTGGAATCTTGCCGCGCGCAAAAAGACGAAGCCAAGTTTCCGAAACGTTAATAGCTTCGGCTAAATCTTCAATCTTCAATGTTGCGGGGCGGTTGTTTAGCTGTTCGCGCACTTGATCGCGCCAACTAAGTTCGCTGTTGTTCGTCATAGCTTCGCCGCTTCGGGTACATGATAAGCCGTATCTTACCGCAAAATTTTCTTGCTGGCGAGAAAATTTTACCGTAGAATCTGTACCTGTCCTACACGAAGTAGGGCAGTTGCCTACTACCATAGAAAGGAACCGCACCATGCAAGGCCATGAAAAAAGCGTTGAAGTGTCGCATTTTGACTACATCGCACAAGCGCACGTTACCGCTTCAAGTTCGTTCTACGGCGAACGAATCCCGTTTGAACATATGAAGAAAGTTCTTAGCGAAGCTATCCGCGCGCTTGCCGAACTTGACAAAGTAAAGAAGGCATTGTTTTACGGTAAGCCGCTTGGCCTGCCTGAAAGCGAAGACAATTGCGCGGGCTTTCCTATCTGGATTGCGAACAATTGCCGCGATGAAGATAGCGAACGTGCCGCTAATATCATTCATGGGATCATCGGCGCAGCTACCGAAACTGGCGAACTTTTGGAACTTTTGTTTGCAACCGTCATTGAAGGTAAGCCGTTTGATAGCGTCAATCTTGACGAAGAAACCGGCGATGCTTTTTGGTACTTCGCACTTCTGGCGAAGGCAAGCGGCTTCACGTTCGAAGATGCGCAGCGTAAGAACATTGCGAAGCTTCGCAAGCGTTACGGCGAAAAGTTTAGCGAATTTGACGCACTGAACCGCAATCTTAGTGCCGAACGTTCTATTCTCGAAAAGAACTTTTCTAACGAAGCCGCTTGACAACGCTTCGTAGTTGTCGTATAGTTCGAATCAAGCCGCCGCACTTCGCGGCGGTAACAACCCTGAAAGGATAGAAGCCATGTCGTTTAATGACACTGCAACGCGCGATGCAAAAATTCTTGCTTGGCAAGATAGCGTTAAGGCGCTTGCCGCCGCAAAGGATGCCGAAGCCGCGTTGCGCAAAGAAGTTCTTTCCGAATGCTACGGCTTCAACCCCGAAGCACTGCGCGAAGGTACGGAAAATGTTGAACTTGGCAACGGCTACAAACTTAAAGCCGTTTTCAAAATTTCTTATACCTTGAACAATGCCGAAGACGGCGTAGATAAGGCGCTTTCGAAGCTGGAAAAGGCCGGGCCGGAAGGGCAGTTTATCGCGGAACGTCTTGTTCGTTGGAAGCCTGAACTTTCGGTTTCTGAATATAAGAAGCTTGACGACAAGTTTAAAAAGATCATCAACGAAGTTCTAGTTACGAAGGAATCTACGCCTTCGCTTGAACTTGTTGCGCCGAAGTCCAAATAAAACTTGACAGTGGCGACAAAGTTATTTAAAGTAGCTTTGTCGCACTTGAACAACTTTGGAGAATGTAAAATGAAATTGTCTATCAAGTCTCGTTTTTCGGCTTCTATCCTATTTGAATTCGAAGCCGAAGAAAACAGCGTAAAAATTACGCTTGAAGCTGCGGTAAAAGCCCGCGCTAATCTTTACGGCGCTGATCTTCGCGGCGCTAATCTTTACGGCGCTTATCTTCGCGGCGCTGATCTTCGCGGCGCTGATCTTCGCGGCGCTGATCTTTACGGCGCTAATCTTTACGGCGCTTATCTTCGCGGCGCTGATCTTCGCGGCGCTGATCTTCGCGGCGCTAATCTTTACGGCGCTAATCTTTACGGCGCTGATCTTCGCGGCGCTGATCTTCGCGGCGCTTATCTTCGCGGCGCTGATCTTGACGGGGAAAAGCTTTCACAAACACCTTTGCAAGTAAATGGACTTAAATGGTTCGTTTTAATTAGCGATGGTTTCATGCGTATTGGTTGCCAACGTTATACGCATGAAGAATGGGCTAATTTCACCGATGAAGAAATTGTTAAAATGGATTTCGGCGCTTTGAAATTCTGGCGGCAATGGAAAACTTCGCTTGTCGCTATGTGTAGTGCCCACAAAAAGCAAACCGAAGTTCGAAAGGAAGAAAACAATGTTCAATCTTGACTTCAAAAACGCAAAGGTGCAAATCGTTTGGGCAACGCCGAACGCAGATCAACTTATTGCCGATATGGCGCGCGTATCTGCGCCCGAAAACATCGGTAACAATCCTGTCAATTTGATTGGCTATCTAATCCGCGAGCGTCATTGGTCGCCGTTCGAAATGGTTAATATGTGCGTAGGCTTCGTAACTACGCGCGATATTGGGCGGCAAATTTTGCGGCACCAACTTAAACCGCAAGAATTTTCGCAACGTTACGCCGATGTTCGCAAACTTGGCGGGCCGATTTTTCGCGAAGCACGTTTGCAAGACTTGAAGAACCGGCAAAATTCTTTTGAAACCGATAACGAAGAATTGGCGAATTGGTGGCTTGCAGCGCAGGCCGAAAACTGGAACAATGTCGTTCGTATCTATGACGAAGCATTGAAGCGCGGTATTGCAAAGGAAGTTGCGCGCGCAATCATGCCAGAAGGCAACACCCCTACGCTAATGTTCTTTAACGGATACATTCGCAACTGGCTTCACTTCTGCGAACTTCGAACAGGCAACGGAACCCAAAAAGAATGTATCGAAGTAGCTAAAAGCGTGTATAATGAACTTCGCAAAGTTGTTCCGCATACATGCGAAGCATTCGAACGTTTTTACAAGGTGGAAGCATGAACATAAACCAACTAAAGCCAGCTTCCCAACTGGCGCAACGCTTCGGCGTTAAGGCGTTGGCCTACGGCGGGCCGGGCACCGGCAAAACGCCGATGATTAACACCGCGCCGCGCCCGGTTCTTTGTGTCGTTGAACCCGGCATGTTGTCTATGCGAACTTCGAACGTTCCGGCATGGGAAGCATACGATGCGCCGAAGATTGATGAATTCTTTAAATGGCTTTTCACTTCCAACGAAGCGCGTAACTTCGATACTGTAGGCATTGATTCAATTTCGCAGCTTGCCGAAATTATCCTTACCGAAGAATTGAAGCGAAACAAAGACGGAAGGCGCGCTTATGGCGAAATGTCACGCCGCGTTATGGAAATTGTAAATGCGCTTTATTACCTGCCGCAAAAGCATATTTATTTGATAGGTAAGCAAGCCGTAGCCGATGAAGGCGGTATAATGCGTAAGAAGCCGTATTTTCCCGGCCAAGATTTGAACGTAAAAATTCCGCATATGTACGATGAAATTTTGCACATTGGACAAGCGAACATTCCGGGCCAAGCTAAACCCGTTGTAGCTATCCGAACTGCGGAAACGTTTGATATAATGGCGCGGGATCGTTCGGGGCGATTGGCCGAACTTGAACCGCCGGATTTAACGGCGCTGTTTAATAAAGCAATGTCTTAACGAATTTGCCCGCATGGTGGAACAGGTAGACACAACAGACTTAAAATCTGTCGCTTTCGGGCGTATCGGTTCGAATCCGATTGCGGGCACCAAAGAAACGGCATATCCGGCAGGCCGTCAATTGCCGGAACTTTTGCAAAAGGTGAATTAACATGGCTCAATTGATCCAAGCTTTTAACGCACAACAATTCGATCCTACGCAGGGCGTAGGCGGTTTGCCGATTGGTAAGCATCCGGTAATTGTTGATTCTTCCGAAGTTAAGCCGAACAAGGAAAACAACGGCGGTTATCTTCAACTTAACTTGAAGATTATTGACGGCCCGCAAACCGGCACCGTTGGCGCGTATCGTCTGAATCTTTATCATAGCAATCAACAAACTGTTGAAATTGCGCATCGTCAGCTTTCCGCAGTTTGCCACGTTACCGGCGTATTCATGCTGCAAGATTCGGCGCAATTGCATAACATCCCGTTTATTGTGGAAGTTGGCCCACAAAAGAACGATGCGCAATATACCGAAGTTAAGAAGGTGTTTGACATTAACGGCAACGAACCGGGCAAGGCGGGCCAAGGCCACGCCCCGGCGCAACCCGCCGCAGCCGCCCCGCAAGGCTTCGCCCAACAGCAGCCGCAGCAACAACCCCAACAGCCGCCCGCACAAGCCGCTTGGGGCGCACCGGCAGGCCAGCAGCAAACCCCGCAGGCTGCGCCGCAAGGTAACGCCCCGGCTTGGGGTCAGCAGCCCGCCCAACAGCCCGCAGCGGCCCCCGCTGGTGCGCCTGCATGGGGTAATCAGCAAGCCCCGGCCCAACAGCCGCCCGCACAGCAACCCGCCGCCGCTGGCTGGCAACAGGGCGCAGCCCCCGCAGGCGCTAACCCGCCTTGGGGCCAACGTTAAGCCGTAGTTATAGCCGGGGCTTCGGCCCCGGTTTTTACAAGGGTTGTTGAATGGGGTTTAGCAAGAATGGCGGGAATAGAAAACGCTTTACCGCCGCCTTCCAACTGCGACAATTGCCGAAGTTCTAACGTTGAATTAATAACCAACGAAAAGATTTACGGAAGGCAGTTAGGAAAATGGCCGTATGTTTATCGTTGCACCGACTGTAATTCTACTGTTGGTTGCCATCCGAACACCTTTCTTCCGCTTGGACGAATGGCGGATAGACAAACGCGCCAATTGCGCAAAGAAGCGCATGTTGCTTTCGATAGACTTTGGCGCGAAGGTTTATTTTCGCGTTCAATGGCTTATCGTTGGCTAGCAGAAGAACTAGGAATTCCGTTTGATAGTTGTCATATTTCTTGGCTAACAAAGAAACAGCTTAGAACAACTATCAAAGTTTCAACCGTATATTTTTCGGAACGCGAACATATCGCGGCCCGGCGAAAGGAAAGACGCGATGCAACCCGAACAAGACAACGCGAATACGAAAAAAAGCGAATCCGATTGCGGAAAACAGGCAGTTGATTTAGCCGCGCCCGGCGTAGCTAAGGCACTGGCTAAACGTGTTCTTGAAGACATTGATAATTATTGTTCTACCGAATATGACGGCGGGCCGCGCTGGCATTTGGGCGCGTCTTTAATCGGGCACGATTGCAAGCGTTATCTTTGGTATATTTTCCGTTGGTGTTTTCATAAAAAACACGATGGACGGCAACAACGTTTGTTCAATCGTGGGCACCGTGAAGAAGAACGTTTTGTTGAATGGCTGCGCGGTATCGGCTGCGAAGTTTGGGAATTCCAACAAGACGGAAAAAGCCAATGGAAGATTAGCGGGGCGCAAGGCCATTTCGGCGGATCGCTTGATGGTATCGCAAAGCTTCCGCCGCAATACGGCATTGAAGAACCTGTTTTGTTGGAGTTTAAAACCAATGGCACCGGCCAAGGTTTCAACAAGCTTAACGCCGATGGTATGGCAGTTGCCAAGCCGCAGCATTTCGCGCAAACTTCAACATATGGTTACAAGTATAATTTCCGCTACGTTCTTTATTTGAACATCAATAAGAACGATGATAGCTTGCATGTTGAAGTTGTGCCGCTGGATCATAAGCTAGGGCAACAAATGGAATTGAAAGCGGAACAAATCATTTTTTCGAAAGAACCGCCAGCGCGACTATCCAACAACGCAACCTTTAAAGATTGCAGTTGGTGCGATATGAAGGAACTTTGCCACGGTAATAAAAAACCGGAAAAGAATTGCCGTAGCTGTTCCTATGCAATCCCGGTTGAAAATGGCGAATGGTTTTGTTCCTTGCCTGCCCACAATAGCAACATACCGCGCGAATTTATCGAAGCCCGCACCGGCTGCGATAGTTGGAACCCAATTACAGGAAGTGACAAGTAATGTTTGCCGAACGTTGGTATCAGTCCGAAGCCGAATTTGCCATTTATGAATATTTCCGGCAAGGCAATATCGGTAATCCGATTGTTGCAATGCCTACCGGAACAGGCAAAAGCGTTGTTATTGGTAACTTCGTTCGGCGCATTTTTGAACATTGGCCGAATCAGCGCGTTATGATGCTAACGCACGTTAAAGAACTTATTGAACAAAACGCCGAAAAGCTAATTAAAATTTGGCCTACTGCGCCAATTGGTATTTATTCCGCAGGCTTAAAAAGCCGCGATATGATTATGCCGATTGTGTTTGGCGGCGTTCAATCTGTAGCCAAGGCAATTAAGCGCAGTGAAACAGACGTAGCAACGCCGCCGCATTTGCGGCATTTCGGCTGGCGCGATTTGATTCTTATTGACGAATGCCATTTGTTAAGCCCTAGCGAAGATACAACGTATCAATATGTTATTTCTGAATTGAAGAAGATTAACCCGCATTTAAAGGTTATCGGATTCAGTGCAACGCCTTATCGCTTAAAGCAAGGTATGCTTACCGATGAAGGTTTATTTACCGATGTTTGTTATGATATTACAGGCATTGAAGCTTTTAACCGATTGATTGCGGAAGGTTATCTTGCGCCGCTTATTCCGAAGCGAACGCTTACGGAAATTGACGTTTCGAATATAAGCATGTCGGGCGGCGATTTCAACGGAAAGCAATTGCAAGACGCAGTTGATAAAGACGAAATTACATATGCCGCAGTTAAAGAAATTGTTGAACAAGGCTATAACCGCCGTAGCTGGCTAATCTTTGCTTCCGGCGTAGAAAATAGCGAACACGTTTCGGCAATGTTGCAAAGCTTCGGCATACCTGCCGCTGCTAGTCATTCGAAGTTGTCAGGCGCAGAAAACGATAGCCGAATTGCAGCATTTAAACGCGGCGAACTTCGCGCTTTGGTCAATAACAACAAGCTTACAACCGGCTTCGACCATCCCCCGATTGATTTAATTGGAATGCTTCGGCCTACTATGTCGCCGGGGCTTTGGGTGCAAATGCTAGGCCGTGGAACGCGCCCTTCGCCAGATACGCAAAAGGAAAATTGCCTTGTTCTTGATTTCGCAGGTAATACCCGAAGGCTTGGCCCTATCAATGATCCAGTGAAGCCGCGTAAGCCCGGCAAAGGTGGCCCCGGCGAAGTGCCCGTTCGAATCTGCGACCATTGCGGGGTTTATAACCATGCCGCCGCGCGCTATTGCGTCAATTGCGGGGCTGAATTCAAGTTTGAAACGAAGTTGTTTGAAACCGCAAGCGAAGCGCAACTTCTGCGAAGTGATTTGCCAGTTGTTGAATATTTCCCCGTTCAACGTGTTCTTTACAACTTGCACGAAAAAGAAGGTTCGCCAGCTTCAATTAAAGTTTCGTACTTCTGCGGCTTTCAAATGTTCAACGAATGGATTTGCCTTGAACATAAAGGAATGCCAGCGAAAAAGGCGCGCGATTGGTGGCGGCAAAGACACGCCGAAGAACCGCCAGAAACAACCGCCGAAGCTTTGCAACGTGTTAGCGAATTGCGTATGCCGTCAAGGCTTCGCGTATGGACTAACAAGAAATTTCCCGAAGTGTTATCATACGAATTTTGAAAAGGTTTAAAATGTGCAAATGTACGCCAAATATTAGAACGCCGTTTTGCGGCAAACCCGGTTGCGAATGGCCCGGCAAAAAGCCGGAAGGGGTGCGCGTGTCGCCAGATTCGAACGTTGAAAAGAACCGCGAAATGCTTTTGCAACGTTCTATCGTAGGGCTTGCAAAATATGGCGTAACAACCGACAATAACCCGCTTTCGCTGCGCGAATGGTTGCAACATGCGTTAGAAGAAGCCCTTGATATGGCAAACTATCTTCAAGCGGCTATTTCCAAGCTTGACGCGGAAAGGAATGAACATGGCAACAATGACAAGGGCGCGTAAGTCTAAACGGGGTGAACCTAGCGCCGCCGCTTCGCTAATAGCTGCATTGAAGTTTATTAGCGTAACGCAAAAGAAAGCCGGAACCATTGGGCAACAACATTGCATGATTTCCGGCCATTGGGCCGCAGCTTCCAACGGCATTATTACGGCGGCTTGCCCCGTTGAAGAAGATTTAACCGCCTGCCCGCATACGCTTCAATTCGTTGAAGCCTTGTTGAAATGTGGGGAAGAACTGAATATTACGCAGCTTTCGGCAAATACTGTTTCGGTAAAGTCGGGCGTATTCAAGGCGCTAATTCCTTGCGTAGATTTTGCCGAACTTAATATAAGCGGCCCGGATGAACGCATTGCGGCAATTGATGATCGGGTTAAACTGGCCTTCGAAGCCGTGTCTATGCTGGCTACAGACGGCGCGCAGCAAGCGCACTTTGCCGGGGTGCTGCTACAGGCCGGAAGCGCCGTAGCGACCAACGGCGCGGGCTTGTTGGAGTATTGGCACGGCCTAGACTTGCCGCCCGGCCTGTTGATCCCCAAGGCTTCGGCGGTAGCCATCGCCAAGGCCGGTAAGCCGCTTGCAGGCTTTGGCTATTCGCCTTCTTCGGCAACGTTTTACTTTGAAGACAATTCATTTATTAAAACGCAACTTTTCAACGAACGCTTCCCGAACTATCAACCAATTTTTCCGGCAGATTGCAACCCTTGGCCTTTGCCCGAAGGTTTCTTTACTGCGGTTCATGCAATTGAAAACTTTAGCCGAAACGGCGTTGTTTATTTTGATGAAAACGTTGTTTCTTCGCATGAACAAGAAACGCAAGCTTCAACTTATCAGGTTGAAGGATTGCCGCAAGGTATGGCGTTTAATTCGAAATATCTTACAATGCTTGAACATGCTTTTAACAAAGCCGAATTTCGTAAAGACGAAAACCGCGTTATCTTTTTCAACGAAAATATGCGCGGGGCTTTAATGGGGGTTGATTTAAAGCATGAAGTATCGTACAATAGCGAAGACGATATTCCGTTTTAGGCCAAACCATGAAAGCATATACAGACGCAAACGGGTTTGTAACAACACAAAAGCCGAAGGTTTCTAAATCTTCGCTTGCCGTGCTGCAACGTTCTATCAAGCCTGTAGATTGGTTTTCTGACGAAGAACTAATGCAAGTGCCAGCGGGCGAAGTTTTCGTTTTCGATACGGAATGCTACGTTAATTTTTGGTACGCAGCTTTTAAGCATTTGAAAAGCGGCAAAGTTGTTGCATTCGAACAATCGCCGGATCATCAAATAAATACAACTAAGCTTCTTTGGATGCTTTGGCGCTTTTGTCTTGTCGGATTTAATAGCCGAAACTATGATATGCCAATGATTGCACTTGCGGTAAAGGGTGCAAGTTGCGAACAGCTTAAAGAAGCTTCGGATTTCATCATTAAAGAAAACAATACACCGTTTGCATTCGAAAAGAAATACGGCGTAAAAATCGGCAATTTTAATCACATTGACTTGATTGAAGTTGCACCGCTTCAAGGTTCTTTGAAGCTGTATGCCGGGCGTTTGCACTGCGAACGAATGCAGGATTTGCCTTTTGCCGAAGATCATGTTTTGACGGCAGAAGACGCGGCTATTATTCGCCCGTATTGCGCTAACGATTTGGCTAATACCGAACTTCTGTTTAACGAACTCGCGCCGGAAGTTAAACTTCGCGTTGAAATGTCGCAAGAATACGGAATTGACTTGCGCAGCAAATCTGATGCACAAGTTGCGGAAGCCGTGATTAATAGCGAACTGCAAAAAGTTCTAGGCTATTATCCAAAGAAGCCCACAATAGCCGAAGGCACCATTCTTCAATATAACGTTCCGCCGTTCATTTCCTACCGTTCGCAACAGCTAAACGACATGCTAGAAATTGTCAAAGCTGCGCGGTTTGAACTAGACGGCCTTGGATCGCCAATAATGCCGAAGGCGCTTGAAAAGCTAACAGTAAAGCTTGGCAACAGCGTTTATAAGCTTGGTATGGGCGGTTTGCATTCAAACGAAAAGCAAACCGGGCACGTTGCTACAGACGAAATTATTATTGCAGATAATGACGTTGAATCGTTCTATCCGCGAATCATCCTAAATCAAAGGTTGTTTCCGCCGCACCTTGGCGAAGCCTTCCTTACAGTTTATGAAAACATTGTTAATACGCGGATTCATGCAAAGGCGCAAGCCGCCAAAGCTAAGAAGGCTGGCGACAAAGAAGCCGCTAAGAAATGGAAGACAATTGCCGATAGCTTGAAAATTACCATTAACGGAAGCTTCGGCAAACTTGGCAACAAGTATTCAACACTTTACGCGCCGCAACTTATGCTTCAAGTAACAATTACCGGGCAACTTGTTTTGTTGATGCTAATTGAAATGCTGGATAGTGTGGGCATTGATGTTATTAGCGGCAACACTGACGGTATTGTTAGCAAGTATCACAAGAACCGGCATAACGAAGTTCGCGCAATAATTGCAGAATGGGAACGCATTACCAATTTCAAGACGGAAGAAACGCGCTACACCGCAGTTTATAGCCGCGATGTTAATACATACATTGCAGTTAAAGAAGATGGCGGCGACAACGAAGCGCGCTTTTTGGATGAACGTTTAGGGTGTAAAACCAAAGGCGCTTTTTCCGAACGTGGTTCCGCATTAAATAGCATTCTTTCTAAGAACCCTGAAACGCTGATTTGTATTGATGCGGTTTTGGAATTTATAAAGAACGGTACGCCGCTTGAAAAGACTGTGAAAGAATGCCGCGATATTCGGCGCTTTGTTGCAGTGAAGAACGTTAAAGGCGGGGGCGAAAAACAGGGGGTTTATCTTGGCAAAGTTGTTCGTTGGTATTATCCAAAAGGTGAAGCCGGGTATATTTCCTACGTTATTAGCGGAAACAAAGTAGGTAAAACAGACGGCGCGCGCCCGCTAATGGATTTGCCCGAACAATTCCCCGAAGATATAAACTATGATTGGTATATAGCCGAAGCAAAAGAAATGCTTTATGATTGCGGAAGGCTAGTTAAAGCCAAAACCGGAACCCTGTTCTTCTAAAGAAAAACCCCGCTTCGGCGGGGTTTATTTTATGCAGTTACTTTTAAACAGGTGCAACGCGGTTATTAATGAATTCTGTTGCGTCTTGCAACGTATCAAATTCAACCAGTGCAAACGCAGCCATTCTAATAGTAGCTGTAGCCGCGCCGCCTGTCAGATACATATAAGCCGAATTCGGCAAACCGCCAGCGCCTACGGTATCGCATAAACCGCCGATAGTTGTCCATTTGGTTTGATCCAAAGGCACCGAAGAAACAAGCGAAGTATTATAGACAATTCCGAAATTTGCAGAAGTACCGGCAACAATTCTATAAGTAAAGAACCATGCGTAATATTTATTTGCGCTGATATTAAAACTTCCGCCGTTTGGAAATTCAGATTCACCGGGATTTATAACCAAGTCTTGAACTGTAACTTGACCGTTTAAAACACCTTCCGTAGCGTTTGTAGAATTTCGGCTAACCGTTCCGACAAATAAAACAGGTGCGCCGAAATAATCATTTCGCAATATATTAAAAGGCGAAACTTTGGCTTGAATTAAACGATGTGGAATTTTAGTCCATGACGAATAATTGCCCGCTGGCCGTTTCATACGCTTAATACTGCGCACCATTCCGACAAAGTTTTTACCGCTATCCATAATGGCATCATCATGGAAACACGTAGAAGCGGAATCCATACTTAACGTCATAAAATCAAGCTGGCAATTTAAAGTAGAAAGCGAAGAACCAATTAATTGCACCGGCCCCATTGTCGTATCTTCAACGCGAATATGCGGCGTATTGGCTGCATAGATATGTTTTGGCGTATATACAACCGAATCAATTGTTACATTAGCCGCAGTGCAATTAGCTTCATTCCAAGTATTTTTAATAAGGAAGCCTTCGCCAAGTGATGTATCATTGAAGTTTTTAATGAAAAACAACATGCCGGGGTTGCCTTCCATAATATTATCTTCAAAGACAATTTGCCCGGTTCCAGTTTGCGGCGAATCGACATAGCAAACGGCCAATTGTGCCGAATCTAAATGACATTCTTTAACAAACAAGCAACCGCCGTGCATTAGCGGGCCAGTTGTGCCCTTTTGCCAAAGATGGAAATTGGCATTTGAAAAATAGCAATTTTGAAAATAAACGCCAATGTTTCCATAAAGACGCGCAACGCATTTATCAAGATCAACGAATTTAACATTCTTGAAAATGACACGCCCCGCGAATTCATCGTTCGTTGCATAAGCCGAATGCCCGAATTGAACGCCTATTTTTGTTCGTGTTCCACTATCGCCAGCCAAAGTTAAATCTTCAACTTTGCAATAATCCCAACTGGAATTAGAACCGTAAATAATTGGCGATGCGGCAGGCGCATAAGATTTAATAATTGTTTTACCCAAGCCCGCGCCTTTAAAGTTAATTCGCGCGCCGCCTAAATCAACGTTAAATGCAAACGTTCCTTCCGGCAATTCGATAGTTCCGAACGAACCTAATTTAGCAACCGCAGCTTGAATAGCAGCGTTCGAAGACGAAGCGCCGGTAGGATCGCAACCGGCAAAATCTGTAATGCTAACCCGTTCGCGGCATTTGTCTTGAAGGCTGCGCATGATTGCACCGGCCCCGGCTTGGATGAAGCCCACAATAGACGAACCGGCAGAAGAAACAATGTAATCAATGAAGCCTTGAACGGTTGTCCATAAGCCACCGCCGCCCGAAGCGTTAATAACGGAAGCGTCATTATCTACCGTGGGCTTATAGAAAATAAGATTGCCGTTTTTATCCCGCGCAGTTACGGAATAAAGATTTGCCGAAATATAAATATCGCTAACGTTGCCATCGCGCGTAGGATAGCCGTTTTGAACTTTGATCGGTTGCGCGGCAGGTTGCGTACCGGCAGAATCCCAATAAACCGTAATTGGGTTAGTTTCAGGATTTAAATTCGGCGTTCCGAAATACAAATTGCCGTTGTTTAACGGATTTCCCGAAAGATCGTTAATTTGAACGAAGGGTTGTTTAACTTGTTGCATAGTGCTTCCTTTACTTTCCGTTAGATTGGCGTTGATTTGCCGAACTTGCTTCGATTGCTTGAAGAATCCACCGTTCCCGATTAGACATTTCTTTAGGATTGCCAACAGCCCTAGCGAACTTCGTAAAAGGCTTCGAATAAGCAAGTTTAAGCGCAGCTTTTTTAGTTTCACCTTTGGCAACCTGTTTAACAGTTTCAGCGAATTCCGGCGAAGAAATTAAAGCATCGGCGGCTTTTAATGCGCTTGGCTTTCCTTTCGTCAGTGCCGAAGCAATGCTAGCAGAAATACCGGCCCCCGGCATACCTAGCGGCGTAGTAACGGCTTCAACTGCGGCACCGGCTACGGAACGTTTTGCCAAACTGTAGATATTGCCTAAAAGCGAATCCGCGCCTTTAAGTTCATCCGTAACAGCTTGAATGCGCCCGGTAGTAATTCGTTCTTTACTTGCTTGGCTAATGCCCTTTGCAACGCGGTACAAATCGCTAAGTTGTTTGCGGGCTGCGGGCGGAAGATTTGACATTAAAGCCGTATAGGCTTGTTTGTTTTTCAATAAACCTTCGTACCATTTAGCGTAAGAAGTAAAATTGATAGTTCCGTTGCGCGCATTCTTACCAAACGCCGTAGCTAATCCGCTAGCTACGGTTTCTTGCCGCATGTTTTCAGGAATTAACTTTACAAGGTTTATAAACTTCGAAGTATCGCCGCTAGGCAGTGACTTAACAGCCCCGCTAAGATTGCCCACAATAGAGCCATCAATATTCTTCCCAAACAACGAAACAAGATCATCTTCCAAACCCTTTCGAACGGCAACGGCCTTTTGCGCAGAATCAAAAACAGTTTCCGCGCCGTGTTGCGCAACAACTGCGCGTTGATCGACTTTCAATTGCGATTCAAGACGCTTAATCAAACCTGAATCGGCATCTTTAAACGGCCCTTGGGCTTTGATGCGCGCCGCCGTCAAATCGCGCCGAACGTCATCTAGCAGAGCGTAAGAAGGTTGCTTGTATCCGGTAATAGCGCCTTCGGCATCGGTAATAGGTTTAGGCGAAAGCTTCGATTGAATCATGCGTTCAACAGAAGAAAGGTTTTGCTTACCGCCCAAATCTTCCACGCGTTGTTCAATAAACTTCAAAACAGTAGGCGCGGGCGCTTCGGCCTTTGCCGGGATCATTTCGCGCAATTGGCCGTAAAGCTTGTTTGCCTGTTGTTCAAGCTGTTGTTGCGTAGCTTGCAAACCTTGCTTAATTCCTTGGCTAACTTGCGCCAAATCATGCGAACCGCCAATTTCCGTAATTAAATCATCGGCACGTTTAGCAACTTGCGAAAGCCCTTGCATTTCTGCGGCCCGCGCTTCGCTACCCGGAATAGATTTAACGGCTTGTGCCAATTCGCGGTAAGCCTGATTTGTCGTTACATGGTCAGCTTGCAAATAATCTTGAATGCCCAAACGTTCGGCAGCTTGCACCGTCTTTGCATTCGGTGCGGCCTGTTCGGCTAAAACTTGCGTTGCCTTTTTTGAACCTAAGCCACCTTCGGCGGCAGTTTTCGCAGTTGCGGCCAAGTCTTGCGCCGTCATTTGTTCCACCGGGGCCGCAGCGCGGGCAACGGCAGGCGCAGCCGGTTCAACAGCAGCCGCAGGCGGGGCCATTTCCGGGGCTACAGGGCGCGCAGACGCAGCGGCAGGGGCTACCCTTTCGCCAGCAGCCATAGCGCCCGCATCGGCTGCGGCAGGGGCCGTTCCGGGCATGATGCGTTGAACCGCAGCCTTAACCGGATTGGCAACGGCTGTAGCAACGCGCCGGGTTGCGTTCAATACAGGCGGCACGATAGCGGCAGTAAGCCCGGCAATTGCTACTTCCTTTGGATCAAATGAACCGCCCGTTGCGGCTTGCGTACCTTCAATAACAGCTTGCGTACCGGCTGCGCCTGCAACCATGCCCGGCAAAGTTGCGGCACGGCCAGCCGGGGTAAATGCGGCAATTGCACCGCCAGCGCGCGGAATGTCCGACACTTGAAAGCCGGGCTTAATTGCGTATTCCTTGCCATCCATTGACGATTTAAGAACGAAGTTGCCTTTTTCGTCTTGCCGAACTTGAACGCCCGGATAGTTGGCTTGAATGATTTGCACGGTTTCTTGTGGGCTACTAAGCATAGTGCCCAAGCCAGTTTTAAAACCAGCAATTGACAAATCATTAAGTTCCGGCATACCGGCCCAATCCGGTAAAGCTTGCGTTGTCGCTGTTTGTCGGTGTTCGCCGGTA